TCAGATCACACCAGCGGCACATCTTGCGTTCCCAACTACTACGGCATATAATGTTGTTGACATTGCCTTTGTATTTGTTTGGGAATTCTGGATAGTATCTACTTTTATAAGTTTCTCCCATTATCTCTACTACATAATATATAATGTAAATCTATTTATAGATGGCATCGACCAACTCACCGGCACCAAGGAAAAGAAGTTTGTCGGACATCAAATCAAACTTGATGCGTCCAGCAACAACATCTCACTTTGATATTTTTGTTAGACAACCAACAGGAGACTCTGATTATACTTGGGATCTCTTTAAAAAAGAGAACCAACTGGCAGGATTTAGTCAAGACCTTCTTCACTTATCTTGTTCACAGGCATCTCTTCCTGGATCTGCCTTTATGACTCATGAAGTAACCAGTGACTTTACTGGTGTTACCGAAAAGCATGCATATAGAAGACAGTTTGATGGTAAAATTGATCTTACTTTCTATGTAATGATGGCACCTAGTAATGTTAGCACTGCCCAAGCAGTGCCAAATAGGTATCTTCCTATTAGATTTTTTGAAGGTTGGATGAAATATATTTCTGCAGAAGAAGGACCTTTGGTTACTTCTGAAAATTATGCATATAGAATGAGGTATCCAAAAGATTATTATGGTGGTCTATCAGTAATTAAATATGAGAGAGATTATCAATCATACTTGAACTATAACTTTATCTCTGCATATCCATTGTCAGTTAATTCGATGCCAGTTTCTTATGAATCAAGTGATCTTCTGAAGTGTACTGTAAGTATGTCATATACAAGATATTATATTACTGATGTTGCAGGATCTAAAACAGATAAAACCAAAAAGAAATCTAAAGAAACTAATTCTAACCTTGATAACACGTCAGCCTTTACCGAGGAATTGACCCCAGAGCAGCAGGCAATGATAAATTCCGCATTTACTACGGACTTGGGATTTGATTTAAATATCCCCGACATTGAAACTGCTAATGGCCCACTCGCATCTAATGATTTTGATTTCTCACGAGCATCAACAGTCCCTTCATTTTTCGTTCCATAACTTTGGATCAACCAACTAAATAATCACACTGAAATAACTTTATAGGATATTATGCCTTTACCAAAGATTGCCACACCGACTTATCATCTTGAATTGCCATCCACAGGACAAGACATTCAATACAGGCCATTTCTTGTAAAAGAAGAAAAAGTTCTTGTTATTGCATTGGAGAGTGAAGATACAAAACAAATCACAACAGCGATTAAAACAGTTATCAAAAACTGTATTAAGACTAAAGGCATTAAAGTAGAACAACTTCCCACTTTTGATATCGAATATCTCTTTTTGAATATTCGTGGTAAGTCTGTTGGTGAGGAGATTGAAGTTAATTTAATTTGCCCAGATGATAATCAAACATCTGCATCAGTAACTATTGACTTGGATGAGATTAAAGTTAAAAAGGATGAGGATCATACTAATCAGATTAAGATTGATGATGAAATTATGTTAGAGATGAGGTATCCATCTCTTGAAGAGTTTATTAAAAATAATTTTGATATCTCTGGTGCTAGTGATATGGATCAATCATTTGAATTAATTTCCTCATGTATTGATAAAGTGTATACTGCAGATGAAGTATGGACTATTGCAGACTGTACAAAAAAAGAAATACGTGACTTTATTGAGTCCATGAATTCTTCACAGTTTAAAGGTATTGAGAACTTCTTCTCTACTATGCCTAAATTAAGTCATACTGTTGAAGTATATAATCCTAATACTGAAGTGAAAAGTGAAGTTGTATTGGAAGGTCTGGCAAGTTTTTTCGGTTAGGCCTGATCCATATGGATCTGGCAGCGTACTATAAACTAAATTTTGCCTTGATACAGTATCATAAATATTCATTAACAGAGATAGAAAATTTGATACCATGGGAGCGGGACATTTATGTCGCGCTATTGCAGCAACATTTGGAAGAAGAAAAGTTAAAAGCACAGCAAGCGAATGGCATCTAGTCTTGACGATCTCCTAAAACAAATACGTGACGAGGCAAAGCAAGAGTCGGCCCTTGTCGTGTCTAGTGGAGGTGGTTCTAGAAAAGAAGCAAAAGTAGATAGTGAAGAAATTGATGAAAGGATTTTAAATTTACTCAACCTTGAGAGATATGAGGTTGAGATGGATTATGCGACTTACGTCAGGGCTTTAAGAGAAGCAATGATGTCTGCTCGCATGGCGAAGAGCAATATTCCTACAGAAGAAAGTGAACTGGTCACAAATGAATTTAAAAGAGTAAAGTCGAAGAAAGGTAGATTTAAAGTAAAGAAAAAGAAAATAAATTCTACTAGTATTAGAAAGTCATCCTCTGTTGGTAGGATTGGTAGTGGGGTTAATCCCGAACAAAAGTTATTAGGATCGGCAAAAGAAGTCGGACCAATCGATGATATAATTAGTTCTCTTTCCAATATAGTAACTATTCTTCGAGAGAGAAATAGTCTATTTAAGAAAAGGACAATCTTAGATAGAAAGAATGCACAAAATCAAAGAAGGGCTGACCAAGAATCTAAATTTGAATCCTCAGGATTAGGTAAGGTTTTGAAGGGGGCACAAAAAATTATTGCTCCCGTTCAAGGCCTTCTTTCAAAAATTATTGAAACTTTTATGAAGATCATCTTCGGAAGGTTTCTTATTAAATTTATTGGTTGGATTAGTGATCCTAAAAACCAAGGTAAGATTAATGCTATAACTCAATTTCTGAGTGATCATTGGCCCAAATTAGTTGGAGCATATCTTTTATTTGGAACAAGTCTTGGTCGATTTGTAACAAGAATTACTGGAATTCTGATCAAAGGAACTGCTAAGTTACTTACTAAAGTCCTTCCACAATTATTTAAATTTATAGCGTCTAATCCAAAGTTAGCAATTCTTGCTGCTGGTGTGGGACTATTTGCTGCTGGTGGATTTATTCCAAAAATGTTTCCAGGAACAGTAGAAGACTCCGCAGACAAAAAAGCAAATGATGCAGCAGAGAAGAAAGGATCTGCCAAAGCAGCAAGTGATATTAGTAAACAAAAAGGAGGTATGTTTGACTTCCTTACGGGGGCAGGACAAGAAAGAAAAGAGCAGACACAAAGACTAGAGACTGGCGAAGAAAAGAGATATGGATTATTTGGTGAACTTGCTGGTGGTGGTAGAGTTTCTGGTCCCAGTGGAACTGATGTAATTCCTGCAAGACTCACTGACGGTGAGTTTGTTATGAGTAAGGGTGCCGTTAACTCATTTGGTTCCGACTTTATGGAATCTATTAATGCTGCTGGTGGTGGTAATAATAGACCTAAGAAGTCTAGTGGTACAATCTATGCTGATGGGGGCGGTCAGATTGGTAGAGGATCTGGTGCTGGAAGTCCTAAAGGAGGATATGATACAGGATCTTTGGCTAATAATCCTTTTGGAGCACTTGATAGAATACTCGGACAAAGTACTGGAGGAAAGATAAGACTTCCTGGAAAGAATTCTAAATCATCAAAACCTGATAACACTAGAGAACCACCACCAAAACCTGATAACACTAGAGAACCACCACCAAAATCACCTCAGGAAACCGCGTCTGATCAGACCGCTGGTGGTATTCCTGAAAGGATGCTGAAGAGTCCGACGTTTAGAGATTCCGGTATTACATATCTCAGATCTATGTTGGGTGGTCTTGGTGGAAGCGTTACTGAACAAGATCTGTCTAACGAATCTAAGAAGGAACTCAATAAAGCAATTGCAAGAGCCAAAAAGAGACATGGAGCAAACCTTGCTAAGGCAACTAAAGAATGGAAAGAAGCAGAGAAAGGTAGATGGGATAAAAGTTCTTCAAATGAAGGACGAGATGCTTATGCTACAAGAAAAAGTCAATATGAAAGACTGAAGTCAGGTCAGGTGCAAGTCTTGTATCAAGACTATTATGATGGAAATGATGAGAAGAATATAACTAAATCAGCAGAAAATTCTAAGAGTATTCTTGGTCAGTTCTGGGCTACAGCAACTGAAAACGGTGGGTATAGAGTTGTAAATGAAAAATATGACTTTGTTGAAATGAATGATCCCATGGCAGTTCTCAAGGGTGATTCCCGTGGAATTGCTAAGGATCCTAAAGATGCAAAATCTGGTGAAAAAATTACTCTTAGGCAGAAACTTCAAGCATTACATCAACTGAATCCATTTGCTAAAGATATGTCTGTGGATATGGTTCTTGGTGAGAAACCGGATTTGTCGCGACATATATCACGCCATTTGAATAATATCGCGACTAAAGGCCTTTCGGCACTTGGACTGGGCCCAGTTATGGACTATTTTAAGCGCAATTCTTCTGCAGAACCAGAAGAAAAAGAAAAAACTAAATCAAAACCAGTCAAACCAAAGATTACTTCGGAACAAATCAAAAACAATCAAGCATATGCTGCATCGAAAGGTAAGTATTATTCTAGTACAACTGGAAAGACTTATAAAAATTATGCCGATGCACTGAAAGATCCTTCTATTGCAGCTGCCGCAGCAAAAACAGCAAAGCCGACATATAACCCAATGGATCCTAATAATATGACTCCTGCTCAAAGGAAAAGTTTGAATGTTAGTCCGCCTATATCTAAAACTCCAGAAACGATATTTAACGAAGTCATGGGTATAGATTCACCATCAACTCCACAACCATCATCAAATACTCTTCCGTCAATTGATGCATCTTCTGGATCACAAAGTTCTGATAGGTTTTTGCAACTGATGGGTATTAAATAATAAGATATGGAACAATTTAAACTAAGTCCATCATCTAAAAAAATATCAGTAAAGTCCTTCAAAGGTAAAAGTCAGAAGGGAATGTTTGTTAATGGAAAACAACTTACTAGTATCAAATCCAAGGTTATTACTATTGAAAAACTTCTTGGTAAAGAGAATTCTATGCTCAAGAAGCAATTAGAAACTCAGAGAAAGCAAACACAAACCCAAAAGAGAAAGGCGACCGAAGATAAGTTTGAGAAAAAACCAAATCCAAAGAAGGAGGAGAAAAAGGCCTTCTCAATGCCAAGGATCGGATTTCTTGAAAGAGTTAAAAATTTTATAGGAAAAGTCTTCCTTGGATTTTTGGCAGTGAAGTTGCTTCCTTATCTACCACAACTATTAAAAATTCTCCCATTAATACAAAACGTTGTTGAGTGGGTAACTGATTTTGGAATTGGGTTGATTGATGTTCTTGGTAGTTTTTTGGAAGGAGCATATCAACTACGAGATAAAACAATTGGTTTTATCAAAACTGTTGGTGGTGATGGTGCTGTCAGTGCATTCTTGGGATTTGAGAAAGCAATAGAAACAGTTCTCACTGCATTGATTGCTGTTGGTGGAATTATGGCCATTGCTGCTAGATCCTCTGGTGGTCGTGGTGGTCGTAACCGAAGAGGGTTTGATGCAAATGGCAGAAGAGTTGGTAAATCAGCACAAAAAAGATACTATCAAAAGTATGGTAGAGATGCTTTCATTGAGAGGTTTGGTAAAAGAAATCTAAAAAACCTTCCAAAGAAAATGCAGCGTAGTGCTGCTACGAAAATTGCACGGAGAGCAACAACTGCAATTGCTGGAAAAACTGGAGCAAAGGTTGGGTTGAAGTTCCTAAAGAGATTTATTAGTCCTCTTGTTAAAAGAATACCACTAATTGGTGGTCTGATTGATTTTGCTTTGAATTATTTTGTGTTCAAAGAACCTCTTGGTAGAGCTGCATTTGCTGCGATTGGTTCTACTATCTTTGGGGCTCTTGGTGCGACCCTTGGCACGATTGGTGGTGCTGGAGCGTTAAGTTGGCTTCTTGGTCCAGCAGGTGCATTCCTTGGTGGTATTGCTGGAGATTTTGCTGGTAAGTGGTTATATGATACGTTCTTCTCTAATCAAAAACCACTTGAGGGTGAGACTGGATCTACAAAAAATCCAAATGAAGTCGGAAACTCTAAGGGACAATCATCACCGAATGCTGGTGGTTCCATGAATATGAATCAAGTTCAGGGTGCTGCTCTGGGTATGAGTGAGAAGCAAGCATTCGCTACTGTATATGAATTGGCGAAGAAGCACAAGGCAAAATTCCCAGAGGTTGTTGCTGCTCAGGCAATGCATGAAACCGGATTTTTAAGTGAAAGTCTTACAAGCGTCTTCAACTCTTCAGGAAGAACTAACGCATTCGGACAGACTGGTGATAGAGGATATGGTACAATACCAAGGGCAGGTTCCTCTGTTGGATGGACGAGATATCCAAGTTTGGATATAGCGGTAAAGGATAACATCAAACTGTGGCATAGGGTTACTAATCATCCAGGAAATTACGAAGCATTTGCCACTGCCATTGAAGGAATTGCTTCAGTCGCTCCAGTCTATTCTCCTAACGCAGACCCAGCAAATATTAGGTTAGGATACACTGTCGATGCATATAGTTCTGGTATGGTTAAGATTATGAAGAGTATGGGATTTGATCCATATACATCTAATGCATTAAAGGATCTTAGTAGTGATGCTCAATTGCAGGGAGTTACTCCTATAATGTCTTCTACATCTAGATCAAGACCTGATCTATCTGATACTCAACAGGGTGCAGGTACTGAAGCTGGAAAGAGACTTCTCAAAGACTTCCCACAAATTAAAGCTAGAGGGCATGATGGTCAAATTTTTGCATCTGGACTTGGACATTATCTGAAGAAGGTTGGCGCTGGTAGAGGTAAAGGTATTGGTGACTATGGTGATCCTCAACCAGGTCAAACAAACCAGATGGAACACCCAGATCATGGTGGTATCGTTGCTTCTCATAGAGGTGATGGTCACCATCTTGGAGTTGCACTTGATCTTGGTGCAAACAGTGCAACATCAGGATCATATCAGCAAGATCAGAAAAATCTTTGGCCACATATTGCAAGATACCTGAAGAAGTATGGTCTCAACCAAGAACCATATGTCCCGCAGGTTATTCACGGGCCTGGAGAAAGTTTTTCACCAGTCTCTGGTAGTAGTTTTCCTGATGGTGGCCACCATAATCACTTTCACGTTGAGTTCCAAAGAGCTCACTCTGGTAAGAGAACGGGTGGTATTAATGGAAATGAATTCCTCACCAATGTTTTAAAAACTGAAAGGATCTTAGACGCTGATACGTCGAGAGCACTTGGTGATACTTTACTTGCTAGATTGGACGATGCATCCACTCCAGCAGGTGTCAGAGCAGTCTTGGCACAAGCACTTGGCATTTCACAACGTGCTGACTATGAGGAAAGTGGAACGGGAACTATCATTGTCAATCAGACCATGGTTCAAAGACCATCTCAGAATTATGGAAGTGGTGCAGAAATTATGCCAATTCCTATAGGTGGTGGGAATGGTAATGATTACACAGCATCATTGATAGCCGGTCAATAAATAGAGTGTAACCAAAAAGTTTTATGGCAGAGAGTAATTTAAATTCAACCAAAGCAGAGTCAGGTGATATTAAAACTTTTTCAATTGCCTCTAATGAAGGAGGCAAGTCAATGAGTTTGAAGACTTCTATCGTTGATTTTCGTTACTATGAAAGTATTTTAGATCCCACTATTAGAATAAACATTCTGTTTTCTGATACTGGATCAATGGATGGCAAAAACATTCTCAGAGAATTGCCAATCGTTGGTACAGAAAAATGTCAAATTGTAATCAAAGATAATAATGATAAAGAAATAAAAGTTGAGATGCTTGTAAATGATGTGTTGCCTCTTGAAGAGAATTCAAAAGTAACTGGAATAAAACTATCTTTAGTATCTAAAGAGTTTCTTGAAAACGAATTGTCTAGAGTAAATATAAGATTTGATGGAAACTTGTCAGATCATGTGAAAAAAATTCTTACTGAGAAAGAATTTATAGGTACAGAAAAAGATATTGATGTTGAGGAAACTCAAAATAATTATAACTTTTTTGCTAACAATAAGAAACCAATGTATACTTGTTCTTGGTTATCTAAAAAAGCAGTTTCTGCTGAAAATCAAACTCTTGGCAAAAATGCTGGATATTTTTTCTATGAAACAAGTTTAGGATATAAATTTAAGTCTATCGATAGTTTAGTAAAACAGAAACCAAAGAGAAAACTTATTTTTAATGAAACTCCGGATGGAAAAGGTTCTCAAATTCCAAAGGGATATGATGGAAAAGTTTTGCAGTTAGATAATAGAGGAAACTTTAATGCCCAATCAAAATTTGAAATAGGAGCATACTCAACTAGACATGTTAAGTTCGATCCATTCAACTGCTTTTATGAAGTTGTAACTAAAAACACTGAAGAAACCGAAGATAATTTAGAATTAGCTGGTAATGAACTCCCTAAATTAAATCCAGAACTCAATTCAAAACTGAGTAATTTTACAAAAACAACTTATAGTTTAGTTGATCGAGGATCTATTCCTACAGGATCAACTGATCAACAAATCGATAAATCTAAAGAAGTCAATTTTGAACAGTATCAGATTGTGAATCAAGCACAAATGAGATATAATCAGTTGTTTACTATCAAGAAATCGGTTACAATACCAGGAGACTTCAATCTTAATGCGGGAGACACCATTTTTATAGATTCACCAGAAACTAGTGAGGACAAAAAGAAACAAAAGGTTGATCCTCAAACTGGTGGACTATATATTATATCGGATTTGTGTCACTACATTACCCCCGAACGTTGTCTAACTAAACTCAATCTCATTAGAGATTCTTACGGAAGAAAGGTAACTTAAAAAAAATGTCAGACGAAAGAACAATCGAAACCCATATCGAAAAGGACAAAGAAATCCTTGACAACCCTATGATTTCTCCCAATCAGCGGCGTCACATTGAAGGCGAACTGCATGAATTGGAAGAGTATGTAGAGCATCACAAGGAAGAGATTGAAGCAGGTGATCATCATGATCCCACACCACTCGAACTCTATTGCGATCAAAATCCATCAGAACCAGAATGTTTAATTTACGATGATTAATAACTAATGGAGAACGGATCGCTTTTCACTTCAGGGTTCGCAGGAGCTCAGTTTAATTGGTGGGTAGGTCAGATTGCTGACGATGCAACTTGGCGCGATAATTCTCCATCAGGAAAGCATGAGTCTGCTAGTCAAGTTGCGGGACAGTCTAGAAGATATAAAATCCGAATTATTGGATATCATGATCAACAGGAAGAAACTATTCCTTCTGATCAACTCCCTTGGGCTCAGGTCATGTATCCTGTCACCGCTGGTGGTGGACAGGCGGCTGCATATACAACCACGGCTCTGAGGCAAGGTAACTTTGTCTTTGGATTTTTCTTAGATGGGCAGGACATGCAGGTGCCTGTCATTATGGGTGTCTTGGGAAATAATGCTCAGACAGCATTAAAGACTAAGACTGGAACAACTGACTCTAACTTTGGTCCCACTAGTGGATATGCAGAGTCAAGTAAAGGCGAAACTGATACTAACAAAAAAACTCCTGATTCAGATCTTGTAATTAATAAACCAAAATCTCCTGCTCAAACAGCAGATACTGATCCCCCACCACCAGGAGTTAAACTTAATAAGTATGGTTTGAGGCCAGATAGGTCACTTACTAAGGAACAACTTGCTGACGCTCAAAATGCTAGAGCAGAAGCAGATGCAAAGGGATTACAGGGGCAGGAGAAAGAAGACTTTGTAATGAAGTCTGTCGCGGATGGTATTGCGGCAAGAAAATTAGCAGCAGAGAGTCCTGAATCTGATTCACAACCAGGAGCAACAAAAGAGAATGCTGATGCTGTCCACCAGCAAGCAATATCTGATGTTAAAAAGCATGAAAGACAAATCAGAAAGATCCCTCTTGCAGATCCGTATGATGCAGTGACATCATCAATGAAAAATATTCAAATAATTTTAGACAATCTCACTAAAGATATTAATAAGATCTTGGAAACTGCAAGGTCATATGTTGATGCTGCTAGTAATGTGTTGAGTGACATTGATAATTTAATTTCATCTGCGTGTGCTAAACTTGCAAAGTATATGAAACCTATCTTCGATAAGGTTCAACAATTTATTGTTAAAGAAGTACAAAAAGCAATAGCACCTACGGTAAATATTTTGTTCCCGAACATGAGGCACACAATATCTGATCTGAAGGAACAAATTACTAAACTATTATGTTGTCTTTTTGAAAAATTGATTGCAAAATTACAAGAACAAATTTGTTCGGCATTGAAAAAAGGTTTAGGACTGGTCAATGGTCTCGTTGGTAGTTTCCTTGACAAACTAGATACAAAAACAGTAACTCCTAATGACAGAGCTCCTAAAGTTCCTATCTGTTATGTTGAGACTTTAACAGGTGATGTTTTAGCAGCAAATAAAAACGAAATTACTGATAATATTGATAAGATAATTGATAATGTTGGAGCATTTTTAGAAGATATTACCAAGCAAATTGACATGGTACAGAGTGGTCTTTCGGCTTCTTCTGGTGCTATTCCATCTATCGACGGAATTTCTGGTAATATGGCATCTGCTCTCTCATTCATGAATATTAAATTGAGTGTTTTTGGATGCGATTTAAAACCAAAAATTTCTCAAAGTGATTTTTATACTTTCGCCAGTGGTTCTGGATCTGATGAGCAATCACAACTTCCCAATATTAATGCTGTTGCAAATACAGCAGCAACAGATAATGTTAATATTGAACCAGCACCAACAAAAGCATTTGCAACTCCACAAAAAGACGCTGGAGACGTGGATTTAAATAATCCAACTACACAAGTAGAAGGAAATTCTGTACGGAAAGGGGAAGTGAGAAATGTGCAAGGACAGGTCATTGGAATCATCGCATAAATACCTCTAACAAGAATTAAAGAATGGGCAGTCAGCTATTCGGTCCTTTAGATAGAAATTCCGACATTAGAGTTGGATATATTGATAGCGATAATGGATTTGTCGAAGGACTTTCTATTTGTGAGGCGAATGAACTCGCCCAGAAAGATCCTGGAACTGTTTTTATATTTAAATCGGGAAATAATATATTACAATATTTAAATATCAATCAAGTCAATAATCTTTCAATAAATGATGTTTTAAACACTGACAAAAAATGTGCTGGTGTTAATCAAAAAGTAGAAATAGGCCCACCAAAAATTGTAATCACTGGTGGCGGTGGTGTTGGAGCAGTAGGAAATCCTATCGTAGGAATTGATGGATCTTTACTTGCAGTTGATGTTGTAAAAACAGGCCATGGATATGCATTTACTCCTCAGGTCAGAGCAAGTGATGATGCTGACTATGGTGGCGGTGCAGTTCTCAGAGCAATTCTTGGAGAACTTGTCATTGAGGGTGATGAACTCGTTATTAGATCTGAGGGTGGTGTAAGTTATGGATTAAACTTCAGAACCAATGGAACTATCCGTGGGTATCGTGGTAAAAATGAAACCTTTATCTATCAATACTATGATCGCGCAGATGATTATGAAGAGTATTTTCTCTGCGATTACAATCCTATTTCATATGGAAGACTTTGGGGTCCAAATGGAGAGGATTTGGGTGAATGGAAACCCACATCTTTCATTGGTGGAACTGATCCAATTCTAAGAGATATTCAAGAATTTGAAAAAGATGTTCGGGCTTTAGAAGGTGGATTCTTTAATACAAGAAAGATAAAACCATCGAAAATAACTTCAGGAGATCAAAACGTAAGAGGAGGTTATTATCATGTGGATGATGGCCCATTTGTAGAAGCGGTTTATGGTGGCAATGTTCCGGCATCATCTGGTGCAAGTGATCCACTTAGAAAACAAATTCTTGTTTTGTATCAACAAAGATGGAATAGAGTTGCATCTGAAACTGAAATTAATGACTGGATAGCCACAGGATACTCTGCCAATAGAATTGCGAAAGAAATCTTAGGTCACCGTGCAGATATTGCTGGATACCTTCCAGATAAATCTGGTGTTTCTGGTTCTAGCATTATCCGTTGGGGTAATTTCATGAACAATTATGCAATTTCACCCAAACCACCATCAAATGCTAGGGGTAGCGACTTTGCAGGCATTCTGTTCACTTTTGAATGGAACTTAGATTTTCCAACCACTGGAGAATATTTGATTAGGGGATCAAAAGATAATTCGGCAAAACTCTACATTGATAATCAATTTATATCTAACCTTGATGGATTTCAAGCAACTCCAACAGTACTTAAAAGATATTATGAGGAAGGACTTCATACAGTCAAGTTAGAACTTGTAAATAAACCAATTTATGAAACCACAAATATTAGTGCTTATGAAACACAAGTCGCTGGAGTAGATTTCATTCAAAAATCTGATGGCATTTACATGACCGTTGG